TTGCAGCTATTAAGCCAGCAGATACTTTACCATACGCTAGCATTTTCGCCGCTGCTGGTGGGCCAAGTATCGGACCTAATTCAGCGAGCGCCCTTGTTGCTGCAACTTGTGAGTTAATGATAGTCTCGCCAATAGCTAAACCTTTCTGTACTGCTATCAATGCGATTGCACCAGCCTTGCTATCACCGACCAATTGACTTATTAATGACACGGCATTTTGAGCTACACCTAGTTGCATTGATGTTACCTGTTTAGAATAAGCCTCTTCTATACCGACCCTTTTACTTGCTCCGTCATCAGATATATCGGTTAACCTTTGCTCGAGTAACTCTTTGTCTGCAACCCTTTTCTCATCAAAGGATAGAAGTAAAGCCGCTCTTATTTCATCATCAACACCAAGCTTTTCTAGTTCAGCCTGAAAAGCGACCTCTTGAATGGCTGCTTTGTTTTCAAATGATATAACAAGGTTAGCCTCTTGCTGAGTTATAGCTCCTTGGCTGATCATCTGCCTTGTTGCTATTTCATTTCTCAGGGCGCTAGTTTCTTGTGATAGCTTCTCGTTAAAGCTGCTAGCTTTTGCTGATGCCTTTAATGCATCCTCTTCCTGTTTTAATGCATCTATTCTATCAAATGAAATATCTATTGCTGCGACCTGAGCATCATTAGCACCGAGTAACCTAGCCTCATATATAGCTAATTCTCGCGCCGTATTACCATAAGTATTAGCTAGGTTGTTAGCGCTGATTATAATGCTGTTTATGGCGTCTCTTTGCTGGTCAATTTTCTTTGTTGCATCTGAAACATCAAGAGTATCTAGGTTTTTTAGTGTTTTATCTATTTCTTGTAACTCAAGGTTTAATAAAGATAATGAGCCTTGAGCGGCAACTAGGTCAGCACGCGCTTTTGCAGGGTCGCCACCGAATAATGAATCAAGGAATTTACCGCTAGCTGCGGCTCTTTGTGCGGTTATTAGCGAGGTGGTTAATTCGTTTATCTCAACCTGCAACGCATTAGCTTCTTTCTTTCTTTCTTTGAATCTCTCAACTAAAGTGCTTTTGGTTATAGCTTGTTGTGCCTTGGTTAATTTATCGTATTCATCGACAAGACTTTTGGTTGACTCTTCTAGGCTTTTAACTTCTATTTTTGTGCTATTTATCGATGCGGCCATACCAAGTAAAGACGCGGATATACCAACAACAGCACCAACCAAAGGTGCACCCAACACAAAACCTAAATCGGCAGATTGTTGAGATAGTGCTAACATTGCGGATTGACCGCCCTGTATTTGCCCTATGAACTGCTGAACCTGTATACCGGCCTGCCCAGCACCGCGACCAATACCAGCAATACCAGATTTAACGCCTTTAGCTGATTTTGTTAATTGCGTATTTGATGTGACTAGATTTTTATTTGATTGGGTCACCTTGTCAGTATCGGTGCTAAGCTTTTTAACCTCGACGTCCAGTGATTTTATCTCACTTTTTGAGTTGCCGGTCCTGACTTTTATGTCTATAAAGCGCTCTGTCATTATTTACCCTTATTAGCTTTTCTTTGTATTTCTTCGAATTTGATTCGTAAATACTCCGAATCTATAAGGCTTATACAGCTAACAAATAAATCAGGAGCCATAAAGCATGAGTCATTATAACGCTGATAGTAATGTATATCTTTATCTTTTATTGCAAGAGGCGCTGATTGCTCGTAACCCCTCTCCTTGCTTATTCGATAAAAGGCATTAAGTAACTCTATTTGGCCATTGGTTAACACTGGTTTTAGCTTGTAGAATTCTGCCTCTTTACCTTGCGCCCTATAAAAACGATATATGGTCGCTTCATCGTCACCATAACCAACCTCGTTACGATAACTTAGCTCTTTTTTATAGCTTCAACATCATCATTAGCAGCATCATGTAAATAGTTTTGATAGTCTGTTCCGTGATTAATTAATAGTTGGTTTAGCGTTCTAAAATAAGCGGGATTAAGTAGTATTTTTTTAGCTGTTTTTTTGGAGTACTGCAATTCTTCTTTGTCATCAAGTACGCCATCCCACCCGGTAACCCCGTATTCAACAAGCCAGTTAGCTAGTATTAAGTCAGTATCCATATCTTGATCGTTAAATGTGTACAATGATTTTTTAATCTGCTCGATTTCTTTTTTGTACCGGGCTGTGCCTACGCGTCTAACATCAATATACCCTGAACCCTCGTTATCACTAAAGTAACACGGAGAACCTTTCTCTTGCTTGTCTAAGTCTTCTTTGTATTCGTTGATATTCATAATTAGCCTTACTATGTAGTCAATAAATGTCGTGGCAACTAGTGACTTGCTAGCGTTCGGTAATGAGCCTAGCCACAACAAAAGTATTACTTAACCGAAATTCCTAAACATCTGAACTGTGGTTCCAGTAACAGGATCTTCCTCTGCACCGTAAGACATTTCGTTAGAGCTTATAACATTAGAGCCGTCAGGCATATTATGCTCGGTAAGTTTAGCGCGCATGATTTCAAGTATTAACCAGCGACCATCAGACCATGTAAAAATACAGGCTAAAGCAATCGGTGTTGATGCCTCGAAACGGTCACGCCATTCAAATGTATTAGAAATTACCGCGCGTGTAACTAGTGCGCCAGTAGCTTCAACATCACCGAATGCGTAACGCTCACCATTACAAGCCGCTGAACGGTCAGCTTGATAGTTATTATTAAACTCTAAACCGAATGATTTAACGCCACAATTAGAGTTAACACCGTCAACATAAATTGCTGATATGTTATTGATTGAGCTTACTGGGTCACTAGCATCAGTAGCGTTATCAGTTTGACCGGCCAATATTAGCTCGCCAGGGTTTAACGCCTCTATAGCTAAAGCAAATGAACCAGTAACAATGCCGGTTTCACCAACCTCAATAGAGCCAGTATTAATTACAGCATCAAAAAACGTACGGTAATCAATATCACCAGCTGAGCTTTTATCAACTGTGCGCGTTTGTGTGGTGTAATAAGTTTGGTCTGAGCCTGAGCTAGTCTTCATTGATTCAAAACTAACCGTAGCGCCCTCAGCTTCAATGGTTGCCGGTGCAACTTCAGTATCGATATTTTGATTGTCGGTATAAGTTTTAATCTTATAATAACCATCATTATCACTGTCAGCAAAGCCGGATATAAAGAACCAATCGCCAACTGATAGATTAGCAAAGTCAGTATTTGAGCTAACAAAGCCTGTTGCTGTCGTACCAATGGTAATAACTGATGTGACAGAGTTATCAACAGAAGCACCATGCAACATACCATCTAAATACTTAGCGGTATCTTGTGATAATTCAAAAGCTAACTCGCCCGTAAAGGTAGAGGCATCTTGCACTTGCGTTCGCCCTTGTCGGTTTGATTTAACCTCGGACGATTGTACATATGTAATTTCCTGTTTCGGCTTACCTTCCGTTCTGCGGAAAGGGTCAAATACTGGACTTGCATCAATCGCACCTTTCACGGTCTGCGGTGATAAATATACGCTTATATCATTTCCGCTTAAGCTGCGGTCGTTTACTGTAGTCATTTATTGACCCTCATAGTAGAAGTTAATGTTTACTTGCTGATTATACCACGAACCATCCTCACCGATATTCAAGGTGTAGGCTTCTTGGCATTTAGTATTATCGAACTCTTGGTTTTGATAAATATCTTCAATTAATTTTGTGTCTGCTAACTGTGCTTGATCACCATCGTCTTTAGGGTAAAAGCAATCAATTACACATATACCTAAAGTTCGCTTATAACCACCACCAGCTTGCACGTTTACTTTTGCAGCAGGTATAACAGTTATTCTAAGCCACTTTTGTTTTTTAGGTGTAGTGAATTTAGTGTTAGGCTTTTTAACCGTAGCGTCAGTATATCCAGCAGGTAAATTAGCTAGTAATCGTTTGATTAAATCACCCTGTGTTAATCCAAAGTTATCCTGCATTTAAGTTGCTCGCTTTAGTTACTCTGATTATTTCTGATTCAACAAACTTTTTAGGCGCTTGTGTTGAATGCCCATCATTTAGCCTTTGTATGTAAGGTAAGTTATTGCTAATGGTTATGGTTGGGAAGTCTTCTTTTTTAGCAGATAGTATAACTTGTTGGCCTTGTGAGTTAGCTTGTCCCGCTCGCCTCTCTTTATCGACTGACCTATTAGGTGCGCCAGTGGACACAAACCAATTACCCTTTGCTCTACCAGTATCAACGGGTGTTGTTTTTACTAGGCCAGTTAATAAGCTTAATGCTGTAGCTCTAGCATCACCATTAACAATAGCCTCCAACTCATCACCCAAAGGAACACTGATATCTGTCATAAATCCCTCACCTGTATAAATAAAGCGGCCCTTGCAGCATCTTCGCTAATATTAATGATCGATACATCTTTGCCGTTAAATGTCATATTAACATTATCAGCCCGTACATCAAAATCTACTAGTTGCTGCTCTAGTACAATTTTATAGTCTCCTACTTGAACGGATTGACCGTCAAATTGAGACTTGGCAAACTCCAGTCTAATTCCTTGTAATACTGAAGTGTCAAGAATGGGCGTAGTTTGTAAGTCATAATCAAAAGTACCCATCTGGTTAAATACCACTTCGTCGCGGAAATCAGCAAATGTTTGATTGATTAGTTTATCAGCTAAAGTTTGAAATGATGCGCGAGTAGCCATGTTACACCCTTGTCATAATATTATTACTAGTATTAGCCAGTAATGGGTTTAAGTATGTATCTGCTCTATCAGTTCGCACAGTTGCCCATGAACCACCGCTAAAGTATTCAACCTCTAACTCACCTAATTTCTCTTTAGATACATTTTGCACATTAGAGTTAATCAGAATATCACTAGCATTAGCTTGTACGGCTAATTCCATTTGAGCATTCTTTAATGATTGAGGGATTGAATCTGATGGAATGTTAAAGCCGTTAGCACACACACCGTAACGAGGATATGGTAACTCTTGGTCGATACTGACACGACAGCCTTTCATTTTATCTTCAACGCTGAATATGTAGTCTACAGCTAGTATTTGCAATTGGTCCCTTTCTGCTTCAGTCGCAGGAAGTGTAAAGCCTCTTGCTAGTGCATAAGCTGTTAGCTCTGCGTCAGTGGTAAAGCTATTTGCTCCAGCTACTATTGAGCCATCTTCAATTACTAATGCCATTTTGATTATCTCTGTTGTTTAATAATACGATTATAGCACGACAGGTTTTATATAAAAAGAAAGGGCAATTAAGCCCTTTTAATTCGTGTACTAATTGTTATTATGGTGTGTCGTTTACTATATCCCCTACTGTCATATTAAACATTGTGAAATCTAATGTGCTGATTTGGTCAGTGATAGTCGGGAATGTATCACCATCACCCATACGCCACCAGTTATCAGGTGCAGTTGTTAACGCTGACAAATCATGAGTAGTGCCACCATTATAAATAGCTGCCACATTCGCGGTTTGGTCACTGGACCAGATTGCTACCTCATCAACCTTGTCATTGTTACGCATATGCTCACCACCAAAGACAACCTCACCTATACGGAATTGCTCGTTTTTAATTGATGAATCCCAGCCATCATTAGAGTTTTCTTCTGTTAACGTTTGGCTAACACCATCAAGCCATATCTCAAAGCGGCTGTAGTAATCATTAATACTGCCGCCATTGCTGCCAGTTGTGCCGCCATCATAAGTAATAATAAAATGCACCCATGTGTTATCGACTAGCGAATTATCAGGAGTTGTGA